AAGGAGCAGGTAATACTCCTCCAACAAGTCCTTCACAAGGAAATCCTGGTGGATTAGGTATGGACTTTCCTCCTTCATCTGGTGGTGGTGGCGGTGGAGCATCTTGTGCAGGTACTAATTCTCCTCCAAGTTCAGGTGGACCTGGTGGAGCAGGAACAGCAAATTCAATAACAGGTGCAGCAGTCACTTACGGTGGTGGAGGTGGAGGTGGAGGTGTCCCAACTGCTTCAGATGGAGCTGGTGGACCCGGTGGTGGTGGTGCTGGTGCCTCACCAGGAGTAGGTACTGCAGGAACAGTCAACACTGGTGGTGGTGGAGGTGGAGGTGGTTCTTCTAATTGTGGTGGTGGTAATGGTGGTGCAGGTATAGTAATATTAAGAATTGCAGATGCTTGTAAACCAGGCTCTTTTGCAGTGGCTCCAGGAACTAATACAACAGCCCCTGATGGATCTGATACAGTAGCCACGTTTACGGTAGACGGAACTATAACATTATAGTATAGTAAAAAGACCTAATGAAAGAAATAGACAGTCTTTTTCCTGTTCCTCTTTATAAAACTTCTTTAAATGTAGATTTAAAATCTATTAAAAAGCACATTTCTAAACTAGCTAAACAATATAAATTAAATAGAAACGAAATTTTAAACGTAGACACCTCTCATAATGTATATGATTTAGTTAAAGATGATTTTTTTAAACCTTTGTTAAATGAGTTTTTGATTCACTCTAAAGTATTTCTAAAAGAATTAGGGTATGACCAAGCCTTTCTTACTCAATGTTTTGTAGAAAGCGCCTGGTTTAATTTAAGCTCTAAAAATGATAATCTAGCTAAACATACTCATCCTGGGTCCTTTGTTTCAGGAGCCTTTTATGTAGAGGCGGATTCCTCGGACCATATATACTTTTATAGGGAAGATGATATGACCTTACCACCCTCTAATCCTACATCTCTTTCAAGTAGATATGTACAATATCCTTGTAAAGAAGGTCAATTATTGATATTTAAGAGCAACCTAAATCATAGTACAGGAACCAAGAAAAATGGTAAAAAAACTGTAGTATCGTTTAATATAGGTAAGTTGACAATAACTTAAAACTAAATTATAAATATAAATTTAAGGAGAAAAAATATGGCACATTTCGCAGAACTAGATAATAGTAATATAGTAAAAAGAGTAGTTGTTGTAGGCAACGATGTTGAAACAGCAGCTGGACCTTTAGGAACAAATGACATGCATGTTGATGGAGAAGCATGGTGTGTTAATTTTTTCAAAGGTGGAAACTGGAAACAAACTTCTTACAATCATAATTTTAGAAAACAATATGCAGGCAAAGGTTATACTTTTGACGCTGCAAAAAACAAATTTATTTCACCTCAACCATATACATCTTGGGCATTGGATGAAAATGATGATTGGCAAGCGCCAGTTACTTATCCAACTGATACTACAGATAAAAATATAAGTTGGGATGAAGCAGGTCAAAAATGGACTGCGACTGATGATTCAGATCCAGCCAATAATTTCAATTGGGATGCATCAGCACTAGCTTGGGTATCCGCATAAGGAGACTTAAGTCATGGCCAATAATAACGGCGGCATAATCGGAGTAATTAATCAAACTTCTTTTGGTAAAGGCCAAATTACATCAGGAACCGCAAGCGGTCCTGGAACTCTCACTACACAAGTAGGAACTAGGTTTATTGACGCATTAGTTATTGCTGGTGGTGGAGGTGGTGGAAGCACTTCAGGTGGATCCGCAGGTGGTGGTGGAGCTGGCGGCGTTAGACCTTTTTCAAATTTATCTGCATGTGGAAGCACTCCTTATGCCTACGTTGTAGGAGCAGGAGGAGCTAAAGATACATCAGGAACCGATACAACTTTAACAATAGGATGCACAACTTACACTTCAGAATCAGGTGGAAGAGGTGCAGGAAGTTTTAATACTTTCACTGATACAGCAACTGGAGGATCTGGAGGAGGCGGTCAAGGTTATACATCCCCTTATTCTACTCCAGGTAGAGATTGTGGAGCAGCAGGAAACACTCCTCCTCAACCCGGTAATTTAGGAAATGCTGGAGGAGACGGAGTTTGGCATTGCGGTTCTGCATGTGCTCAAGCGGCTGCTGGCGGAGGTGGTGGTGGAGCAGTTGGAGCAAATGCTGATCAACCAGGTCCCACAGCAGCTAATGCTGGAGCAGGCGGAGCTGGAACTGCAAATTCAATAACAGGATCATGTGTCACTTATGGTGGTGGAGGTGGTGGTGGAAAAAGAACAGCGCCTGGATGTGCTGGTGCTGCTGGATCAGGCGGTGGAGGCGCTGGTGGTCAAGGACCCGCAACAGTTGCTGGAGCAGGAGACGCTAATACTGGCGGTGGCGGTGGTGGCGGTGGAAAAGAACCAAGTGGTTGTGGTGGAGCTGGTGGTTCAGGAATCGTAGTCGTAAAAGAATTAAACAAAGCAAGTGGTGTGTGGTCAATGCAATCACAATTTCAAAATCAAGGATTAGGAACATGGCCAGATGCGTCATCCAATTTTTTTGATTATTTAGTAGTCGCTGGCGGTGGAGGAGGTGGTAATGATCATGGAGCTGGTGGAGGAGCTGGTGGTTATAGATCTTCTTTTCCCGGTGGAACAAAATTACATTTAAATCCAGGACCTCATACGGTTCAAGTTGGAACCGGAGGTGCAGGTGCACCAACTGCAGGTCCTGTTCCTGGAGTTCAAGGTGAACCTTCATATGTAGGATCTATTACTTCTACAGGTGGTGGATTAGGAGGTAATTTTAATGGGGCTGGAGGAACAGGAGGTTCGGGTGGTGGAGGATCAAACAGCGGTGGTCCAGGTGCTGGTAATACTCCTGCTTTAAGTTCACCGATTTCACCGGTTCAAGGTTTTGCTGGTGGAGCAGGTGGTCCATCACCAGGATACTCTGGTGGCGGAGGTGGTGCATCTGCTGTAGGTACAGCTGGTGGTGGTGGTGGAGCTGGAAATGGTGGAGCTGGTTTTACAAATTGTATTACAGGAAGTCCAGTAGGATATGGTGGTGGCGGTGGTGGTGGAACTTCATCAACTGGCGGTGGTGCTGGTGGATCTGGTGGTGGCGGACATGGTGGAGATCCAGGAAATTGTTCAGAGACAGGAACAGTTAATACCGGTGGTGGTGGAGGTGGATCGACAAATGGTCCAGCGCCTGCTGCTAAAAAGGCAAAAGCCGGAGGTTCAGGAGTCGTTATATTAAGAATTGCAACAGCGAATAAACCAAGCTCTTTTGCAGTAGCCCCAGGCTGTAATACATCAACAGAAGTGGGGTCTTGTACTGTAGCTAGATTTACAGTCGATGGAACTTTGACAGTATAGTATTCTAAAAAGAACTAATGAAAGAAATAGACAGTCTTTTTAATATAGGGTATAAAAAAGTATAAAGACATATGAACTTAACGAATTATTATTGGTACTTTAAATCAGCAGTTCCTTCTAGGATCTGTGATGAAATTATTAAATATTCAAAATCTATTCAAGATCAATTAGCAACTACAGGTGGGTATGGTGATCCTAAAAAATTAAATCAAAAACAAATTAAAGATTTAAAAAAGAAAAGAGATTCAGATATTGTTTGGTTAAGTGAGCGTTGGATTTATAAAGAAGTTCAGCCTTATGTACATCAAGCTAATGCTGCTGCCGGTTGGAATTTTCAATGGGACCATAGTGAAGCCTGCCAATTTACACAGTATAAGAAAGGACAATATTATGATTGGCATTGTGATGGTTGGGATAAGCCTTATCAAAGACAACAAGGTGATCCTTCTAATGGAAAAGTTAGAAAGCTGTCTGTAACCTTAACTTTATCGGACCAAAAAGATTACAAAGGTGGGGAACTAGAATTTGATTTCAGGAATTTAGACCCTGATAAAAAAAGAAATGTTAAAAAGTGTAAAGAAATATTACCTAAAGGATCTGTGGTGGTGTTTCCTGGATTCGTCTGGCATAGAGTATGTCCAGTTAAAAAAGGAACCAGACACAGTTTAGTCATGTGGAATTTAGGATGGCCATTTAAATGAAAAAGAAAAAAACTGAAACATTTCCAACACAATTAAATAGAGAGAACTATTTTCAATGCCCTATATGGTTTGCAGATGCCCCTCAATTTGTGAAAGACATAAACACAGCTTCGGACTTTTATATTGAAAGAGCCAAGAAAAATTTAAAAAAAGATATAGCTAAAAGAAATAAAGAGTTGGGGGATAGAGGAGACATGGGACACGTATTTCATTCCAATACTTTAATCGGTGACCCTAATTTTTTAGAACTACAAAATTATATAGGAGCCACGGCCCACAATCTATTAATAGAAATGGGTTTTGATATGACGAATTATCAATTGTTTACTACAGAAATGTGGGTACAGGAATTTGCTAAAAGAGGTGCAGGTCAACATAGTTTACACACTCACTGGAACGGTCACATCTCTGGATTCTATTTTTTAAAAGCTAGCGAAAAAACATCAAGACCAATATTTGAAGACCCAA